GAATTCACGCGGGTAAATCGGCATGGTGATACTGTCCACGCCGAAATAATCCTTCACGAAACCGTACTCGTCGGTTCGGTAGGTATCGCGGATGATGGACAGGCAGTCATAGACGCCGTGAACAAACGGACGACCTACAAGCGGCGCTATGGGGAGGTTGAGAGGGGCTTCGTGAAGCTGGTCGCCAAACCACACGACGGTTTCCTGGCTCAATCCATCCACTACCACCACAAGCCCCCAAGGGCAAGCGGAAACCAGTTGTTGCCGCATGTCGTGCTCGGATGGACCGGCACCTAACGGGCCGTCTGACGCATGAAATGAGCCTGATTTCAGGCAGTGCGAATGGATGACGGCGATGCGCTGCGGGCCGTATTCGTCCTCATCACCCTGACTTATGCGAAAGTGGTTTTCCGGGTCAGAATGGACGTTCTCCAGCGGCACGTATTCGCCGCCTTCGATCACGAACCCGACGCACTCGTATGGCCATTCCGTTTCGGCATGCTTACGGGCTGCTGCGGTGGCAGCAGGATACGGGTCCGGAAAAATCATGGAGGTCAGTTAACCTTTAAGCATACCGGGGAACCCGCCGAACGGGATCGGATTGTTGCCGAAGCGCTTGGAGCAGTCTTCCAGCCGCTTGCCGCAGCGGTCAGATGCCGGGCTTCCCGTTTGCGCACCGTTGGCTTGAAAGTACAGGTTGCCGGTATAGGGGCATGTGGCTCTGGAGTAGTCAAAAGCCCCGCCATTCCAATGCCGGTAAATCCATGGGCAGTGGTCACGCAGCGCCACGCGACCGGGGATCTTATGCCCCTGCTGGTCAATGGCCGCGCCCAACTGCCATTCGATGACCTCGGCGTTATGTTTCGTCTTGCGCCGGATTTCGAAGATGTCGGGCTTCCAGTGCGCGTTCGGGTCGGCGTCGGGCATGCCGTCGAGGTTATCGACAAACGTTCGCCACCGGATGACGCGCGAGCGGCGCAAGTCGCCGAAGGTAATCACCGCCGCGCTGATGATGTCCTCACGGGCAACCGTCAGCGTCGGCGTTGGCAACTGACCCCTGCCCGTCTTGTCGAAGCCGGATGCGTCAATCGGCAGCGCCCGGTATTCGTTGCCCTTCCAGCGGACAGAGCGGTCGCCAAGGTTGCCCGGCACGTAACGCAGGATGCCGCCGCCAATAGGCGTCATGTCTAGATCGTAAAGTCTTACCTCCGCGCCCGGATCGAGTCTTTGTGAGCGTTGAACAACACCAACCATGATTTCTTGTATTCCCTAGACTAAATCGAACACTTCATACACTTCAGCTTGAACATCATAACGAGGTGCATGTACCGGAGAGTCGTTCGCCCGTGTTGATGTCCACTTTGAACAAACAAACTTGCGTCGAATATTGTCGCCGGGCGCTGTCCAATACCACCAACGTACTCCGCCGTGGCGCCTGAAGAAGTCCACGAGGATGTTGCGTTCGTCCTGGGTCTTGTTCTTCCATGGGATCGACATTGTCATACTTACAGGGTTCAAACCGTCAGTCACGCGCGCTTCATAGCCGTCACCAAACCTGACGCGACGCACGCGCGGTTCCTCGTTGTAGGTCGGCGCGAATGAGACGGGGAAATTGGGCAGTGTTTCAGCCATGATGCCGCTCCCTAATCATCAATATCCACCGTTAGCGTTCAGAAGTCCCCCAGGTTTTTGTGCAGCCAAAAGCCGTTCATCAACCGCCATGCTGACCATTTTTGCAATATTGTTGGCCTGCGCTTCAGCCGCGCCACGGTCGCCGCCGGGCGGGGATGTAACGTTTATATTGTTGACGACAGTAACTCCGCGAGAACTGTTGTCGTTATTATTGACTGGGGCCAATGCTTTCATTTGGGCTTCGGTGAACACTCCTTCGCCTTTCATTAAGACAGCAGGAGTTTCATTTGTAGCTAGTCCTCCGGTGTGGAACTTCGGGAAACTCGAATACGGATTTACTGACCCTGATGATGACTTGTCGCCAACTATGCCGCCGGTATGGAATTTTGGGAATGGAGAGAAGGCTTTCATCGGGGCTGCATCGGTCCCGACGATACCGCCGGTATGGCGCATGCCGCCCATGACCATGCCTCCCGCCATGCCTGCACCGCCACCGAACATCATAGCCAATGGTTGAATGATAGCCATCCGAATAGCCATTCTGGCTAGGTCTGCCGCGATAGCCTTGGCCATATCGGCGAATGCTTCCTTGGCGCTTTTGGCTCCGGTGACGATATCGACCAGCGCATCTTCGAAATGTCCCAAGCCGCCCGCGACGGCATCGCGGAACATCATCTCTGCATTGCGCCCGTCGTTAGCGAGTTGCGAAAGCGCGTCGTTGGCGAGTGCCGACTGATACGCGACATGACCGAGAGCGGCGGCTAGGCGTTCTTCTTCGGGGGTCAGTGTCGCCGTCGCGTCTTTCGTTTCGCGCTTTTTCTGCGTCAACATGTCGAGCTTTTCCGACGCCACTAAGTACTCTTCGCCGGTCAGCCGCAGGTTCTCGATTTCGGCGGTGGCGGCTTCCATGTCGATGTTCGCCATCAGCGCGCGTTCATCGCTTTTCTGGATTTCCTGCAACTCGCGCTGCGCCGTCATCCGTTCACGGATCTTCTGTACCGCCGCTTCGTCCCACTCAAGACCGGCCTGGACGGCAGCAGCGCGGACCTGTTCTTCTAGCGTAGCTTCACGAATAGCCGCTCCGCCTTCGCGATAGGCGGTCGCCATGCGTGCGGCTGACTCGATCTGTTGGTCCATTCCGGCAAGGTCAGTTTCCAATGACAGAAATCTGTTCGCGGCTTCAGCGGCAAGCGCTAAATCGGTAAGCTGCTGGACAGCTTCAGGTGTCTCGACTACGCCACGTTGAACGGCAGTATTCCATGCCTCGTTCGCCGCCTGAGCATTCATGACGGCAACCGTGCCTTCCTTGTGGGCTTCGGCAAGGGCGACGGTCTGGTCAATGGCTTCCTGCTGGTCAAGAAGTTCGGCCTTAAACGCGATGGACTCCTTCAAGCCTTTCATTTCGGCTTTCTGGTCCATGATTATGTCGGTGTACTTTTCGCCAACCGAAGCCAGCAATTGCGTCCTGTCCGTCGTGTCCTCTATCTCGTTCCGCATGCCAACGACAGCACCGCGACCTCTCTCGAATGATTCATCCATGACACCGAGCGTGCGGATCATTTTGTCATTTGCAGCAAACTGCTTGTCAAAGCTCTCCTGCTGTTTTTGCGCTTCGGTCTTGCGAGTAGTCGGCGGCTTCCACGGTGATTCCGTATCGGTGCCGAAGGCTTTGTCAGTGACGCTGGACGTGGTTGGAACGGCGGCATCGCCATCTGCGGGTTTGACCGGAGGGACAAGGTCGTTTATGCCTGAAAAAATCTTCTGTCTCAGATCCATCACGCCGCCGATGACTGTAGAGATCACCGGAATATTCATAATGGCTTCACGTAAATCCCTGAAAATATCGACTAAGGCACTGACCGCCCTAACCGAAAATTCAACGAGTTCCCCAAACGTCTTCAGATGACCACCAAGCCAGTCGCCAACGATCCTGCCTAGTTCATCGGCATCCTTTGACGCCTCGGCCATGGACTTTTGGAAATCAGTAAGTCCTTTGTTAAGCCCGCCATCGCCCATGTCACGCGAAAACTCATTCCACGCTTCAGACATGGACTCAAAAGCGCCGGTAACGCCGTCAGCCTGTTCCTTCAGCCTGCCCGCAAATTCCGTGCGGCCCATCTCTTTGATGAACCCGGCGATGGCGGCGCTAGTATTCGCGACTTCCGTCTTCATGCCGTGGTAGGTGAAGATGACCTTGTCACCCGATACCTTGGCTTTTAGCTGCGTCTCGTTCAGTTTGCTGAAATTGCGTTGTGCCGCATCGCCGACTGCCTCAGCAAGTTCCGTCATCGTCAGGTTAAGACCCGAAGCGACGTTACCGTAGGCTTCCATCGAGGATCTGCTGGCTTCAAGTCCGTTGGTCCGGAACTCCACGAACGCGCCCGTGGCGTCTTCCAGCGAAATAGCCGTGGCGGCGGAGAATTCCTCCAGCATCGCCAGGGCTATTTCGGCTGATTCAGCGTCTCCCGTTGCCGCCTGTACGGCGTCCCCGAAATCTTCAAACGCGACGTTGGCTTTGACGATACTGGTTGCGATGGCAAGAATTGCCTCGCCGACCAGTTCCATCACTTCCATTTCCTGGGTCGCGCGACGGAACGCGCCTTCCAGGCCATCTGCCGCCGCACCAGCCCTTGCCGCAGCAGTCTCAATTTTAGCTAATGACTTCGCCGTTTTGTCAGCTTCTTTTGACGCATCAGAGGCGGCGTCGCCTATGTCGTCAAAGGCGTCGGCGGCGGCGGCTGCCCCGCTGACCACATCGTCAATGTCGGCTTCAACCCTGATCCTGGCCGACTGGGCACCCCTTGGGAATACCTTGCCCAAATCATCGCGCAACCGGCCCAGTTCCGCGCTTGCCCGCGACGTATCGACGGTGACCGGGATCTTGATGCCTTCGGGCGTCAGCCGCGAGATCCCGTCGATTTCCGCACGCGCCTGCTCGGCGTCTACGGCTATGTCAACTTCGATGGGGTCGTGCGTTTGCCGGAAGAATGCGTCAATTTCCTCGTTGGCGCGGGCCGCATCGACGGCAACTGGGATCTTGACAGGGTCGGGGGATCGTTCAAAGACGCTGTCGATTTCGGTGCGGGCTTGATCCGCATCGACGGAAATCGGGACGTTGACCGGGCTGCGCGTCTGTCCCGTGAGCCGGTCAATCGCGGCGCTGGCCCGATCCGTGTTCGCGGTAACGGGCACCTCGACGCCATCCCGCCGCCGCCTGGTGAATTCGCGGACTTCTCGTTCTGCCTCGGATTCATCCGCCGTAACGGACAGGTCGATAGGGTTACGGGGCTGGCGCGAAATCCGCTGAAGTTCGGCGTTTACGCCCGTGTCTTCCGCGCGAACGGGAATGTCGATGGAACCGGGGTCGATGCGCGAAACGCTGTCGATTTCCGCCCTTGCCTGCCCGGCATCAACGGATATTGGAACGTCAATGGGTGGGACAGTGCGGCCCGACAGACCGTCGATTGCCGCATTAGCGCTATCGGCATCGGCGGTTAGGGGGACCTTGACCGGACTACGGGTCCGCCGCTGAACATCGCCGATTCCGGCTTCAAGCTTGGATGCATCTGCTGCAAGCGGGAGTTTAAGTTCGCCACGCGGACGGCGAAGAATGGCGCGGAGTTCTTCTTCGAGTTTCCTATCTTCTGCCTGGAGGGGGATGTTGACAGGTTCGATTGTCTGTCGCGACGCCTCATTAA